AAGAAACACCTTTCACTCAGGAAGATCTAATGAAGATAGCTGACTTTGATGAAAATGGTACTTTTATTCAATATAAGCCAGAATTTAATAATGAGCTTTTGCAAACAATTCCTCCAGAAGATGTTATCTGGATGATGAATAATATTGCACAAAATCAAGAAATAGGAGATAACTTACCAGATGGTATGATGAGAGCTCAACAGGGTGGTTCATTACCACAATTTCAGAATGGTGAAGAACCAATTTATGGGGGAATGCTACCAGAAGTAGGGGTGTCAGCCTTAACGGATAAAACATATAATACTTTAAGTGATCCTCAGAAACAAGTGTATAGCACTTTTGTAAATCCAAATGGAGATATTTCACAAACAGTAGATATTGGTGATTACTCTAGAACTTGGAGCACTAAAGATGAAGGTAATCGTTTAATGCATTGGAAAGGTGCATTACAGATGACAGAGGATCTTGGTATAAAAAATATACATAACACGCCATATGAAGCACCAGGTTGGTTTTTTGGGCTTAATGAGGGTAGTACAAATTATCCAATAGATAAAGATGGTAATTTTAGACCACATGCTATGTCTAAAATTAAAGATATTCATATACCTGCATATAACACTAAAAATAGTAGGCACGGGTGGATGAATAATCATATAAAAAATAAACGGGAAGATTTATTAGACCCAACAGGACCTGGTGGAGGAGGGGTTGGAATGTGGGATTTTGAAAATATGTTAGATGAGACTGATCTAACACCAGAACAACAAGAATATATTAAACAACAATATATTAGTAGTCCTACTGCTGAAAAAGATCTTGAATTATATGAAAAAACTTTTAGAGATAATCGTGGACCCGGTGAAGGGAGGCAATTTTATTTTGATAACTTAATTGCAGAATACGCACATATTCCAGAATACCATAGGACAAATACTTGGTGGAATAGACCTATAACTAATCTTAAAAGAGCTTATAGAGGTATTAAAGAAGGGAAGTGGCCTGATACTAGTAATTATAAAGATCCACATGATATTGAACACATGACACACACAGGTCCTGATAGTTTTGAAGAAAAGTTAAGAAGTAAGTATGAGATAAAAAAATTTGGTGGATCATTACCAAAGTTTCAAGGAACTAAGAATAGTGAGGTATCAAATATTGAAGGTGTAACAGTTGGTGAAGATGGAAGATTAGTTATGAGTCAAAATTCGGATATAAAAGATGCTATAATAGATGATTCGTACACTGAAGGATATAAAAAAAGATGGGCAAACGAAGTTGCTAATAATATAAGTGGGGGTTATAATCTCACAAATCGAGGGTATAAATCTGATCTTTCTAATGTGACAGAGCTCAGAAGAGAGGGACTACTTAATACAGAAGAATATTTTGGTATGCCTTCTGAGTATGGTATAGAGGATTCATACTTTGGTGATAGAGGGGGTTATAAGTATATGGGTGGTGTTGGCGGTGTAAGCTATCTAGGAGATAGATTTATGATAGATTCAGAGACAGGTCAAGTACCAGAATATCTGTCTGACCGGTATAACCCTGCAAAACATAATAGTAGATTATATTATGGTCAGAATATCAGACCAAATAACAAATTGAATAATCTTAAGCGCTCCTTATTTGGGAATAACAATCATAATCAAAAAGAATTTGATCAAGTAAGAGAGCATGAATTAGGTCATGCTTTTACAAATAATCAAACTTTAATAACTCCTTATGCTGCACAGTTGTTAACAAAAGCAAAAACTCTTGATGAAGATAGATCAGATGTATCGTTTAAGGATTGGAAAAAAATGAATAATCTTGGAAAAAGAGGTTTTGGTCAATGGGGTAGTGATCTTTTAAAACATATGGATCTTAAAGGTGGTGATTCAAGAATAGAACAATATAATAAATGGCAAGATACTGAAACAGGTGACTATTTAACTGATCCTGCAGAAGTATGGACAAGATATAAAAAAGGTCAAAAACATTTAAAAGATGCTGGTATATTTGATCATACTACTGGACAATCATTTACTGAAGATGATTATAATAAAGTAAAGGAGTGGATGTTGACTGATGATTTTAAAAATGCTGATTCTGATGTTAGAGAATTTTTTGGTACTAATGATTGGACTTCTGAATTCAATAAAGAGATTGAAAAAGATGATATGATAGAGATAATGAATAATGTAGCAGATACTAATACAGGGATGCCGTTAGGTATGTCTAAATATGGAGGTTCATTACCAAAGGCACAAGATGGATTAAATGAATTTTGTGCCAATGCACCAATAATAGATAGTGGAGGTAAAGTTTTTGCTCAATGTGAAAACAGAGAATATGATTCTGAACATATTGGTGAACTAGGAGCAACAATGTCAGTGGGTAAGTTAAATGATGATTTTACATCATCATTTGGATTAAGTGGAGGATATACTTTTAATCCTAGCGGAGGAACAGGTGGTCTTAAAACATACATTGGTGGTAATTATGGTTTACGTGCTACTGAGAATTCTAGTATAGAAGATGGATTAAATGGAACTAATGTAGATATGAATACCTATATGAAAGGATTGGCTTCATTAGGATATACTGGAGAAGTAGGTGGTAATTCATATAATTGGCAAACACCTACTCAGTATGAATTAGGTGCTTATGCTGATAAAGATCTAATAGGTAATAATGGTACTACTTTTGGTGGGTATGGACGTTTTGGACCTATCAACATTAAGGCGGGTTATAATCCAAAAACAGGCTCAGAATTTTCAGCAGGATTTGGTTTACCTATTAGAGAAAAAGGTGGATCTATTAAACATACAATTAAAAGAGGTGACTCAGGTAAGTCCTTATTTGAACAATATGGTGTTAAAGGTTCAGACATACTAAAACACAATGACATCAAATATTTCAAAGAAGGTTCAGAAGTGGAAATACCAAAGTATCAAGATGTAGGGGAGTTTAATATAGATTTAACATCTCAAGCAGATAACACTTACGTGCAACAACCACAATTTAATATACCAATTGCTGAAGAAGAGCAGTATGTTGATCAGTTTGGTAGTCCACATGGATCACACTTTCCATCAGGTCCAGAGCCAACATTATGGAATAAAATAGTGAATGCAGCAGCCAATCCATTAGGTACTTTTGGATATTCTGTTAGAGGACAAGACATACCTTGGGGTAATGTTCCTAGACATGGAAATCCACTTGATACTTTTGCTTTGGGAATGATTAATCCAGCTTCATGGTGGGAGTCTGGGGAAGCTGCTGTTGGTGAATTTAAGCAAGGAAATATTTTAGCTGGTTCATTAGAAGCGCTTGGAGCTATACCAACTATTCCTGCTGGTATAGGTGCTACTAGAAAACTTCTACCAGATGTTATAATAAAACCAATATTATCTGGAGCTAAATCAATTAAATCTTTTATTTCACCTAAGTTTGTATCTGAAATAGATTGGTCAAAATGGAATAAAGCTATTCCAGAAAATAAAGAATTATTAGACGAATATCATTTAATAGAGCAAACTGCAAAGAAAAATAAAACTTGGATGAAAAATCTTGATGGTTCTGATTTTTTGGGGTCTCCCGAACAATTTGTACAAGTAAATAGTAATAACTTTAAATTAGCTTATCCAGAAGGTTTTACATCAGTGTATAGAGGTTTTGATGAGACAGGTGGGATGTCTGGGGGTTCTCAATTAAGATCTTCTAATCCTTTTGGAAAAGGTAAACCAAAAAATGATAGAAGACAATATTATACAGGAATGTTTACAGGAGATGAAGTAGTTGCAAATAGTTATAGATCTAATGATGGAACCCTATTAAATTTAGCAATGAAAAATAGTGATAATTCTTTAAAATTAGAAGGACTGGGTAATTGGCATAATGATCTTACTACTATAGGTAGTAGTAAACAGATTCTTAAAAAAAATATAGACAATTTAAAAAAACAAATTAAAAAGTCGCCAGGTGAAGGTTATAATTATAATAGCGCTTCATCAGCTCAAGCCAGGTTAGAAAGTTATGAGAATTTTTACAATAATTATGATGAAATAGTTTCTAATCCAATATATAAAAAATTAGTTAAATATAAAGAAGACCTACTAAAGGTGAGAGAAGAATATCATACTCCTAATTATAGTCTTTTTTCTACAGATGATTTAGCACAATTTTTAGAAAAAGAAGGTTTAGATAATATACAGTTAAAGTATCTTGATGATAATATAATAGGTACAGTAAATATTTCTAATCAAGTTGAAGGAAACTATTTAAAATCCTTAGATGGTAGTGATGGTATGTTTGATTTAACAAATAAAGATATATATAAAAAATACGGAGGTAGAATAAAATAATTGAATAATAATTAGGAAGTTATATATATTTCTTTATAACTTTGCAGAAAAAAGAATACACATTATGAGTGACTCTTACGATCCTTTAGAAGGATATAACGATATGAATGAAATGGAGCAAGTAGCAGCAGAACAAAGAATTTTAGACAAAGCCTTTAGAAATTCATATCTAATTATAACAGGAAAGTCTTCTTTCGAGGATATCATTGACCAATCAGGAGGAATAATAATAGCACATAATTATGTAGATGGACCTGATACACCTGACTTGGAAAACATGATGGATTATTTTATAGAAACGGAAGAGTATGAAAAGTGTTCATATATTAGAGATTACATTAAAGAAATAAAAACCAATGACGACAGAAAACAAGAAGAAGACTCCTCCAAAGGGATCAGTAAAATTCTCACTAACATTATCAGAAGAGCAGAAGAGAGCGAAGGCTCAGATACTCCTCCATCCATTTAACTTTGTAGTAGGCAGGGCAGGTAGTGGTAAAACTTTATTAGCTTGTCAGATTGCATTAGATATGTTCTTCAAACGTCAGTACAATAAGATTGTAATTACTAGACCAACTGTAGCAACAGAAGATAATGGTTTCTTACCCGGCTCTGAAAAAGAAAAGATGGAACCTTGGTTGGTACCAATTATGTCTAACATGCGTAAGGTTTATAACAAACCTGATAAGTTGGAGAAGATGCAGGAAAACGAGGATATAGAACTCGTGGCCCTATCTCACTTCAGAGGAAGAACGTTTGATAATAGTATTGTAATTATAGATGAATTTCAAAATTTAACTAAGTCACAATTTAATATGTCTATTGGTAGACTGGGTAAAGATTCAATAATGATATTCTGTGGAGACTTCCAACAAATCGACCTAAAGGATGATAATATATCAGCAATACATGAGACGGCTAAGATAAAAGATTCACCGCATGTGTTTAAGGTGATACTTGAAGATAATCACAGACACCCTGCCATTAATGATGTACTTGAAAGACTTACAGGATACTAATGGATTTAATATCAACTCATATTGTTAAAACCTCAGATTTAGGTTTTCACGGTAATTTATTTGGGGGAAAGTTAATGGCGTGGATAGATGCAGATGCTGCAGCCTTTGCAATGCAAATATGTGACACTCCAAGAGTGGTTACAGTAAGTATTGATGAGTGCATCTTCAAAAAACCAGCACGTGAAGGTCAATTACTTAAAATATATGGTGAAATAGGGTCAATTGGTACATCGTCCATCACATTAAAGCTTGAGGCGCGTAGTCACAACGTATATACAGGTAAACAATCCGTTGTTCTAGATACAAATATTAAATTTGTACGTATTGATGAGGAAGGAAACCCTATTCCAATATCAGATAGAGTTCACTCTAAACTAAAAAAGTAGTCATAAACTTTATTTATTTAAACTTTTTTTGTATCTTTGTAGTATATTAACATTAAAACCAAATAATTATGGCTAAAAAAGCTAAGGAGTTAACTCCAGAAGAAGTTTCTAAAAAAGAAATGGAAGCAAAAAGGGAAGAAATTACAGCATACTACAAGGATAGTATCAAACATCTTAAGGTTCAGGTAGAGTATGAAACTTTATTAAAGGATATTGAGGTTGCCAGAGCTGAAAGAATTCAATCACAGATGTTTATTGCCCAGACAATGGCTGGTCCAGAGGCTCAGACACCCCCTCAAGCAGTTCCAGAGAATAGATCACAAGCTGGATCTGATTGGGATGCTGATATGAACACAGCACCTCCTGTTAGAAAGTTAAAAAAGGCAGATGCCTAAATTAAATACCCTGGTGTGTAATGCACCGGGGTTATTAACTTAAACTAATATTATGGCACTAGTAAACAAAGTAGAAAAAAGAATCAAAACAACCAGAGAGAATACTATTAGATATCAGATTGTAACCTATTGTTTTATGAATGATATACAAATTAGTACATCAGACCTTAATTGTCTTACTGAACTTGCTAAATTAGAATCTACAGATCTTACAGGATTCTGCACTGCAATATCAAATAAAGGTATATTTAAGAGCTCTCAGTCTTGTAGGAATGCAATACAAAAAGCAAAGAAGAAATCCTTAGTTATAAAAGAAGGAAAGGAAGTAAAATTAAATCCAGAGATGAGAGTACAGGTCAATGGTGATATATTCCTTGACTTCAAAGTACTAGGAGTAGAATAATGCATTTAGAGAGTAAAGATCAGAACTTAAACCCCATGAGCTACAAGAAGTTCTTCAGTGATATAGCCGAAGAATGTGAAGTTCATCCTGATCTTGTAAAAGAGCTTATTAGAGATTTTTATTCTCAAATAAGAAGTGAAATGGGGAGGTTAGAGCATAGCAGAATTAATCTACCTAACTTAGGTACGTTCATAACAAGGAAAAAGAGATTAGATAAATCAATTAAGAGACATAAAGATATGTTAGGTAATTTAGAGAAGATGCAATTTACAGATTATGAGAGGCATATACCATTAAAGACCAAACTTAATCTAATGGAGAAAGCATCAGATAGAATAGCAAGAGAGATAACAAACAAAAAACAATGGAAGAATGAAAATAAATAAGTTACTAAAAGGAGTAAAGAACATTAGTCAAATATATGAGGGTGTTAAGAATAATATATTTAAGAAGGATTATATAGAAAAGATTGCTGACTACAGATGGCAACAATGTAAAACTTGTGATTATCTCGACTTAACAGGAAAGAAGTGTGCAATGAACGGATCACAACCTTGTTGTAGTGATTGTGGTTGTAGTTTGGCGTTTAAAACAAGAGCTTTATCTTCAGAGTGTCCTCTTAAAGGAGACGCAAAGAGATGGGAATCTTTAATGACAAGTGAACAGGAGGGTGAACTAAGAAAAAAATTAGATAATAACTCAGAAAAATAAAATATGGCCGTAATATTTAGAGAAGAGGATCATTCATACACAAGTATAGATGAAAATCTAGAAAAGGATAATATAACATGGACTAGTGTAACAACGCTTGTTGGAAAGTTTAAACCTAAGTTTGATTCTAAGGCTCAATCTAAGAAGTCTGTTAAGAATAAAAAATCTAAATGGTTTGGGCTTACACCTGAAGAAGTTAGAGATATATGGGAGAATGAAACAAAGAGGGCTATTAAATTAGGTAACTGGTATCATAATCAGAGAGAGGAAGGAATACTTGATTTTAAGACGATAGAGCGTGAAGGGGTGGAAGTACCCATCATAAGACCTATTATGGACGCTAATGGCATTAAAATAGCTCCTGAGCAGAAGATGGAACCTGGTGTATATCCTGAACACTTTGCTTATCTTAAATCTGCTGCAATTTGTGGTCAAGCGGATTTAGTTACTGTGGTTAATAATAAAATAAACATTATAGATTACAAGACTAATAAAGAGATAAAGGAGGAAGGTTATACTAACTGGCAAGGTATAACTTCTAAGATGTATAAACCTGTTTCACACCTTGATGATTGCAATTTAAACCATTATAATTTACAATTGAGTATTTATATGTATATAATGTTAAAGCATAATCCTAAATTAAAACCAGGGAAGCTTGTAATACAGCATGTAAGCTTTGAGGAGGAGGGTAGAGATAAATATGATTACCCTATTAGCAAATATAATGAGCAGGGTGAACCTATAATAAAAGAATTAAAAATGTATGAACTACCTTATATGAAAGATGAAGTAAGAGCATTAGTAATGTGGATAAAAGATAATAATAAATCATGTTAATAAAATTATTTGATATACAAAATGGAAAGGTAATACCAACTGAACATTGTTATACACTAAAGTTCTTAAAGTCTATTATGGACGAGTATCCTGACACACACTTGAGTGTATATATGTACCTGTACTATATGACATGTCCTGATCCTGATACGAATCCTTTTTTTAATGTACCAGAAGGGGATAAGGAGGAATTGATATTGGATGAGATTGAAATGAACGAATCATTAGAGTGTCCTAAAATATTATATGCTCTTGATAAGTGCGCTGAATTATATGAGACTCCTACTTTTAGAGCATATAAAGGTATCAAGTCTATGATTGATAAGTTAGCTAAATATATGGAAAACACTCAAATAGAGCACGGAAGAGATGGTAATATTAATTCACTTGTTAGTGCAGCAAAAAACTTTGACGCTATTAGACAATCATTTAAAGGAGCATACAATGATATGAAGGATGAACAGAAAAGTTCTGTTCGTGGAGGACAAGGACTTGCATATGACCAATTATAAAACAAATCAAATGGAAAAAATTATACCAACAGGAAACAGAGTATTAGTAAGACAAGTAGAAGCAAAGAGTACATATGGTAACTCTAACATATATATACCTGAATCCCAACAAGTTAAAGAAAGAAAAGCATACGTTGTGTCTATAGGTGAAAACATTACGGAAGTTAAAGAGGGAGATCTTATTAGATATAGTGATCATGCAACACCTATTGTAATGAAACATGAGGGTGAGGAACACTTATTAATAAATAAGGATGCTATTCTTGCAGTCATAGTTAATGTATAGAACAATACCTACATGGAATAAAGGAGTCTGGGAAGAAACCGAGTTTAAGACCATTGATGACTTTAGGGTTTTTATTGACTCTATATTTAAAGAGCCAGGGCAGTATCACTTTGATGAAACTGCCTTTGTTTTTAATAAAGAGGCTAGACTATTTAATACACAGGGTTTTTATTGTGATAAACCTATGAGGTCTAAGGACTTTATGAAGTATTGGGAGTCTGAAAAAATTAAATGTAGAGAGGGTGTTATATATCATAGTGATAATGGTACATGGTACTTAACAAGAGATTATTATATGTGGTTAAACTTTTTACCTATATATGATAAGGAGGAAAAGAAGTATGGGTTTGCCAAGGTAAGGGACGCTCAGTATCACATGGCTATATATGAAATCATGGCTGAGATAAATTATAAACACGTTACTATACTTAAGAAAAGACAAATAGCATCATCATACTTCCACATGGCTAAGTTATTGAACGCCTACTGGTTCGAAGAGGGTGCTACGTGTAAGATTGGAGCATCACTTAAAGATTATATTAACGATAAAGGTTCTTGGAAATTCTTAGATGAATATGCTACGTTCTTAAACGAACATACAGCTTGGTACAGACCTGCTAATCCAGGAAAGGTTTTATTATGGGAACAAAAGATTGAGGTAAGGATTAATAATCGTAAGACCTTTAAGGGTTTACGATCTAAAATACAAGGCGCATCGTTCGAGAAAAATGCAACAGCTGGAGTAGGGGGACCATGTACATACTTCTTTCATGAAGAGGCAGGTATTGCATCAAAGATGGATAAGACATATGAATATCTTAGACCGGCTATGTCTTCAGGAATGATGACTACTGGTCAGTTCATTGCCGCAGGTTCGGTTGGGGATTTAGATCATTGTAAACCTCTAAAGAATTTTATACTTAATCCGGAAGCCAATGGTATGTTAGGTGTAAGAACTAATTTGATGGATGATAAGGGTACAATAGGTATAGCTGGTTTATTTATTCCTGAGCAGTGGTCAATGCCACCTTTCATAGATCAGTTTGGTAATTCTAAAGTTGAAGAGGCCTTAAAATCTATAAAAAGTGAAAGAGAAGTGTGGAAAAAGGAGTTAGAAGCTGAACAATATCAACTAAGAGTATCTCAGAAACCTATTGACATTGCTGAAGCATTTGCATATAGAAAAGAATCCATATTTCCACAAGGTTTCTTATCTAAGCAGATGAAGCGTATTGAGGATAAGGAATACTCGTTTGAACTACTTGATCTTGAGGAGACCGAGGGGAAAATAAAAGCAACAACATCAAGGAGGGTTCCTATTGCAGAATTTCCTGTAAATAAAAGACAAGAAGATAAAAGAGGTGTACTTAAAGTGTGGGAGCGTCCAATAAAGAATCCAGAGTTTGGAACATATTATGGTTCTATTGACCCTGTGTCTGAAGGTAAGACTACAACCTCAGATTCATTATGCTCAATATTTATATATAAGAACCCTGTAGAAGTAACAAAAGAAACCCCTGAAGGATTAGAAACCTTCGTGGAAGGTGATAAGATTGTAGCATCATGGTGTGGTAGATATGATGATATAAATAAAACACACGAACAACTTAGATTAATAATAGAGTGGTATAATGCATGGACCATTGTTGAAAATAATATATCCTTATTTATACAATATATGATTGGTGAGAGAAAACAAAAATATCTTGTACCAAAATCACAGATTGTATTTCTAAAAGATTTAGGATCTAATCGAAATGTGTTTCAAGAATATGGTTGGAAAAATACTGGTACATTATTTAAGAGTCATCTTATATCATATGCTATTGAATTCATTAGAGAAGTTACTCACGAAGATACTGGAGAGGATGGTAAGGTATTTAAGAAGACATATGGAGTGGAAAGAATACCAGATCCATTGTTAATTACAGAGATGTTACAATACTTTCCGGGACTGAATGTGGATAGGTTAGTATCATTTGCAGCGCTTATAGCTTTTGCAAGAATGCAGCAGTCTAATAGGGGTTATGTAAAACGTAGAGAGAAGGATAAGTCAATGGAACTCTTGGATAATCCACAAAAAAAGCGTAAATTAAATATGAGTCCGTTTAGGAACATGGGGAAGAGTAAAGCTAAACACAAAGGACGTAACAAAAGGAACCCCTTTAAAAATATAGGATAATGATAGAATACGTAACAACAACTACAGACCCTTGGGTAACCGATATAATATATATCTATATAGAAAACAGAATACAATACGCTTATGAAAGTATATAACGCACTTCAACTTAAGAAAGGAGCAAAGGTAGATAAATCACCCGTAAATGCATCCTTATCACAACCTTTACAATTTATTTCTGCAAAGAAGAAAGATGACGATTGGGCTGCTTGGAATCTTGACTGGTTAGAAATAAAAGGAATGGACCAACTTAAGAAGAACGCTAGGCGTTTACTTAAGAATTATAAGTTGGCCAAAGGTATTATTGATAAGACAGATTACATCATAGAAGAGGATAATGAGTATGGTGACTTCATGGACGTGCTTACTAAGGAAGATGAGACAGCATTAGAGCTTAAATTTTATCCTATTATACCTAATGTTATAAACGTATTAACAGGAGAGTTTTCTAAGAGATATAACAAAGTTCAGTTCAGGGCTGTGGATGATACATCTTACAACGATATGTTAGAGCAGAAGAGGGCTATGTTAGAAGAGAACCTCTTAACAGATGCTCAAAATAAAATGATGATGGAAATGATCAACCAGGGTGCTGATCCTGAATCTGAGGAATTTAAACAAGAGTTATCTCCAGAGAAGCTTAAATCATTACCTGAGATTGAAGACTTCTTTAGTAAGGATTATAGATCCCTAACTGAAGAATGGGCATCTCACCAACTTAATGTTGATGAGGAGAGATTTAAGATGGCAGAACTTGAAGAAAGAGCTTTTAAGGATATGTTAATAACAGATAGGGAATTCTGGCACTTTAAGATGAATGAAGATGATTATGATGTTGAGTTATGGAATCCCGTACTAACATTCTACCAAAAATCACCTGACTCTAGATATATATCAGATTCAAACTTCGTTGGTAAATGTGACATGATGACTGTTGCTGATGTTATAGATAAGTATGGTTATTTGATGGATGAAAAACAATTACGTTCGATGCAAAACATTCACCCTGCTACTAATTCAAAGTATCAACTTAATGGTATGCAAAATGATGGATCTTATTATGATGCATCACGTTCACACAAGTGGAATACTGACGCACCTGGTTTAGACTATAGAAAATTAATGAGTAGTTATGGTAATAATCCTTCTATGGAAGGTGATGTAGTACAATGGATACTTGGAGAAGGTGGTGATGTATCTGACTGGGGAGGAGATGACATGATGCGTGTTTCAACTATATATTGGAAAACACAAAGAAAAGTTGGACACTTAACAAGAATTACAGAATCAGGTGAAGTTATACAGGAAATAATAGATGATGCATACAAAATAACAGAAAAACCTACATATAACACACATTTGTTTAGTGCAAAAACAAAAGATAATCTAATTGAAGGAGAACATGCAGATTGGTTTTGGATTAATGAAGTATGGGGTGGTGTTAAGATTGGACCAAGCGCACCTTCAGGATGGAGGTCAGAAGATAATGATATAGATCCTTTATACTTAGGTATAAATAAAAAGAAACCAGGAAGAGTTCAATACCAATTTAAGGGTAATGACTCGCTATATGGTTGTAAACTACCTGTAGAGGGTAGAGTGTTCTCTGACAGGAATACAAGATCAACATCTCTTGTTGACATGATGAAACCTTATCAAATAGGTTATAATATGGTTAATAACCAAATTGCAGACATATTGGTAGATGAATTAGGTACTGTTATTATGTTTGATCAGAACGCACTACCAAGACACTCGATGGGTGAGGATTGGGGAAAAAATAATTTAGAGAAAGCATATGTAGCAATGAAGGACTTTGGTATGATGCCTTTAGATACATCAATTACTAATACAGAAAATGCAGTTAACTTTAATCATTATCAAACATTAAACCTTGAACAAACTAATAGGTTAATGTCTAGAATACAGTTGGCTAATCATTTCAAACAACAAGCGTTTGAAACTATAGGTGTTAATCCACAGAGAATGGGAACACCAATTGCACAACAAACAGCAACAGGGGTAACGCAGGCTATGAATCAATCATACGCACAAACAGAAGTTTACTTTACACAGCATGCAGATCACTTAATGCCTAGAGTACATAGTATGAGAACAGACTTAGCTCAATATTATCACAGTACTAATCCTTCTGTTAGATTAAGTTACATGACAACGGAAGCTGAAAAAGTTAACTTTACAATAAATGGAAAGGACTTGCTGATGAGGGATTTTAATGTATTTGCAACAACAAAGACTAATCATAGAGCAACACTAGAGCAACTAAAACAAATGGCATTACAGAATAACACTACTGGTGCTTCAATATATGATCTAGGTAATGTTATGAAGGCTGACTCTATTGCTGAAGTTTCTGATATACTTAAGGATGCTGAGTCGAAACAACAACAGCAGAAGCAGGCTGAAATGCAACAACAGCAACAAATGCAAGAACAACAATTACAGTCTCAGAAGCAAGAGGCTGATGCAAACAGACAATTTGAGCAGTCAAAACTTGATGCGCAAATACAGAAAGACATCACTGTAGCTGAAATAAAAGCAGCAGGATATGGAGCACAGGCTGATATTAATGAGAATAAAGAGAGTGACTTTTCTGATGCAATGAAAGAAATAAGAGGAAGAGATCAATATAGGGAGCAGATGAATTTCAAACGTGAGCAAGCTACCATGAAAAATTCAAATGACAAGAGT